TCGGCTAGTACCTTGCTTGGAAAACCGATGAGGCTGACAAAGAGATAGGAGAAACCATTTCAAAATGCACTTACAGAAACTTAAAAACATCGTATGGACGAAGAGAATCGGGCATCTGTTCGAGAGAGTGACGGATATTGAGAATATCAAACGTGCGATCAAAAGGGCAGCGAAGCGGAAAACGCATCGGCCGTCCGTGCAGAGAATCCTGAATGACATCGACAGTTATGCAAGAAAGATTCAGGAAATGCTCGTGAATGAAACCTTCGTTCCGGCAAAATACACGATCAGAGAAATCTATGACGGCATCAAGAAGAAAAAGAGAGTCATCGCCGTGCCGAGGTTCTATCCAGATCAGTGCATCCATCATGCGTTCGTTCAGGTCTTCAGAGAGATTGTTGAACACGGAGCCGACAAGTTCTCCTGCGGATGCGTACCGGGTAAAGGTACGGACGGAGCACGAAAGATGATTAAACACTGGATAAAGAGTGACCCGATCGGGACAAGTAAAGTCCTGAAGCTGGATGTCCACCACTGTTATCCGACAATGAACCATGAAGCACTGCGGCAGAAACTGGAAAAGAAGATCAAGGACAGGAAGTTCCTGAACCTTGCTTTCAAACTAATTGCCAGTTATCAGCAACCTATGGCAGATCACACGAGGATGCTTCCAGAAGTTGACGCAGTAGGGATTCCGGTCGGACTCTACACATCGCCGTGGTTCTGCAATTTCTTCTTTCAGGACATAGATCACATGATCGCAGAGAAAACAGGTGCGAAGCACCATACAAGATATGTGGACGATATAGTCCTATTTGATTCAAATAAACGGAGATTACACAAAGCACTCCGAATGATTGCGGATGAGTTGAGAAAGGTCAAGATGCAGGTGAAAGCAAACTGGCAGGTCTTTCCACTGAAGGACAGACCGTTGGACTTCTTAGGGTATAAATTCCATGCAGGAGCGTGGACAACACTGCGAAAGTCCATCATGTTCAGGATAAGTCATAAGGCGAAGAAGATTTCAAAAATCTCATACATTTCACCGACGAACGCATCCGGTATGATCTCATACATGGGATTCATTTACAATTCGGATTCATGGAACTTCTGGAAGGAACGTGTGAAGCCGTTTATCAATTTGAAACTGCTGAAAGGAGTAGTGAGCAATGAGAACAGAAAGCAACATCAAGCCGCTTGTGCAGCATGAGATTGAGGCACTGCCGAAAATGGTCGGCAGAACCTGCACAGTCATTTTCTATGAGAACATCGAAGGCCCGATCGAGAAAGAAGAGGGCGATCAGGTGTACACCTATGACAGATACACTCTGGAAACACAGTACAGAGAGAATCTGGAAGAGTCCATCGAGAAGAACCGTGAAGCATGGTTGCAAAAAGCAATCAAGGCAGAGCAGGAAGGTGAAGAGAAGACCGAGATGGAGATTCTTCAGGAACAGGTGGCATCACTTCAGGATGAGAATGCAGCACTGAAAGCCAGCAACGAAGAATTGAGCGGCATTGTGGATGACCTCATCGTTGCAAGTTTGGGAGGTGAAGAGAATGTATAATCGTCTGAAAAAACTGTACCTTGCAGGAAGGTTGAATGACACAGGTCTGGAAAATGCGGTGACAAGGGGATGGATTACCGAAGACCAGAAGGCGGAGATCATTGAGGCAAAGAAAGAACAGGACGCACCGAAAGAATAATTTCCAGTGCAGTCACGCAGGACATGACGGTCATTGCCGGAGAACTCTTGAAGAGTGCCGGGGACCGGAGTGTCCTGTTTTTGGCTCATGCGGTGAATGTCAGGACTACCACATCCCGGCCGGACAGGAGCCGTGCAAGAATTGCCAGTACATGAATGTACAGTAACCAAAACAAGGAGGTGAGAAAGGTGGACATGACAGCGATCGTCATTGCGGCGAGCATTCCTTCAGCAATAACAGGCTTTTGTTTCTGGCTGATCGAGCAGAACATTCAGAAGCGAGCAGAGAAGGAACGCAAAGAAAGAGAGGCAAGACAGGCAAAGGTTGACGAAAGAGAGCGAGCCAGAGAGCAGAGCGAACTCTGCATCATTAACTGTATCAACGCTTCTCTGGCACTGGGAGAGGCAACGGCCAGAGCCGTCCAGAGGATTCCCGATGCTCATTGCAACGGAGATATGCACGCAGCTCTCGAATACGCGCAGAAAGTAAAACATGAACAGAAAGATTTCCTGAATGAACAGGCAATCAAAGCAGTTGTATAATTTCAAGGAGGAAAAGAACATGAAAAACATTAACTGGATGAAGAAACTGACAAGTAGAAAATTATGGACAGCAGTTGCGTCCTTCGTCTCTATGATGATCGTAGCAACAGGCGGAGCAGAGAACACTGCAACACAGGTGACTGCTATCATCATGGCAGGCGCATCCGTGATCGCATACATCATCGGAGAAGGTCTGACTGATGCAGCAAACGTCGGAATCGAAGAAGGACAGCTTCTGGAAGCGGATGCCATCAAAGGCGAAGATGAGCAGTAAGAACAGCAAGGAACAGGAGGCGGAGCAATCCGCCTCTTTTTGTGGAGGTATCAGGATATGAAAAAAGAACATCTTGAAATACTGGCAAAGATCATCGGCGGAGTGGAATCAGGTGGTCAGATTTACGGCGGACAGAACTACGCAGCATATGCAGGCAAGGCAGCGAACTCTTCAAACGAGAAGACCTGCACTCTCGGATGGGCGCAGAACTATGGCAACGAAGGAAGAAGACTCTGCAAAATGATTCTGGCCGCAGATGCCGCAGCGTTCAGAAAGGCAGACACGGCAGGAATCGAGAAGAAGCTGTCCGTTGACTGGGAGGCAACCGGATGGAATCCATCCGCAGCGGAGAAGAAGGCACTGATCGCGATCATCACCACGGCGGCCGGGAAGAAGTGTCAGGACGAACTGTTCTCTGAACTGATGAACACATACATCAAGAGCGCAGAAGCGTATGGAGTGACTGACATCAAAGCGCAGATGATGTGGTGTGAGATCGAGCATCTTGGAGGACTGGGACCAGTGAAGAGAATCTTCGGCAGAGCATCGAAGCCGTACACACCGGACACGATCTTCGCATCCCTCCTGCTCGATCAGCAGGACACCAGCAACAACAATCAGGTCGGGGACAAGAAGTTCCAGAGCAGGCACGAGTGTTGCGTCCGCTGGATAAAGCAGTATGTCAAAGACGAAACAACAGATTCAGGAAAGGAAGAAAAGAAAATGTATTCAAGACAGGCGGTTGTCGATCTGGTGGAAAGTTGGGTCGGCAAGAAAGAAGCAGACGGCTCGTACAAGAGTATTATTGATATTTACAACAGCTTCACCGGAGCACTTCCGAGAAACACAAAAATGGAATACGGATGGGCTTGGTGTGCGTGTACATGGTCCGCACTGGCAGTTGCTCTCAAATATACTCCGATCATGCCGATCGAGATTAGTTGCTATTATCTGATCGAGAGAGCGAAAGCGATGGGAGTGTGGGAAGAGAACGATGCACACGTTCCGAAGCTGGGAGAGGCAGTTCTGTATGACTGGCAGGACAATGGAGTCGGAGACAACACCGGAACTCCTGACCATGTTGGAACAGTAACCTATGTCAATCAGGCATCCGGTTACTTTGTTGTAACTGAAGGCAATTATGGAAATGCAGTCAAGAAGAGAACAATCTCCATCAACGGAAGATATATCAGAGGATTCATCACTCCGAAGTATGATTCCGATGCAGCGCAGAGTCATCCGGTTCAGACACCGGGCAAGAGCACTTCAACAGTAGCTCACGAGGTCATTGCAGGTCAGTGGGGAAATGACCCTGAAAGATCAACTGCTCTGAAGGCGGCAGGATATGACCCGGCAGTCATTCAGGCAGAGGTCAACAAGATTCTGAACGGCTCCGCAGCAACTACAACCAAACCACAGCCAAAAGACCAGCCGATCACAAAGACCGTGAAGTCAACTTGCTATGCAAAGAGTTATGACAGAAGCCTTGCAGGAACTTACAAGACAACCGATGCGCTGTATTGCAGAAACGATGCAGGAAGCAACAAGAAAGCATTGTGCGTCATTCCGGCAGGAACTGAAGTGCATAACTATGGTTATTACACCACATACAACGGAGTGAAGTGGTTATACATCACAGTCACTCTCGACGGTGTTGAGTACATCGGATTCAGTTCAAAGAGTTATCTGAAGAAATAAGATGAGAAAGTAAAAGAGGACCGAGCAGGGAGCAGTTCCCTGTTCGGCCCTCTTTTTTTGTGCAATTTGCCTTTTGCAAAGTCCAGATCGCGCCCCGATCGGAGCCAGAGAAAAGCAAAACTGCACAAAAGAATCGTTTTTACTAACTACGCAGTACCGACAGGAGCATTAGACAGCCATTCCTCACAAATGCTGCTGTCTACCATTCAAAGTATCAATGAACAGCTTAGGGCGACAATTCTTATGGTAACTCATGACGCTTTTACCGCCAGCTATGCCAACCGTATTCTTTTTTTGAAAGACGGAGAAATCTTTATGGAACTGCGCAAGGGCAACGACAGCAGAAGTGATTTTTTTGATAAAATTCTGAATGTCCTTACCATGATCGGAGGGGGACAGAGCCATGTATGCTAAACTTGTTTTCAGAAATGCAAAACGGTCTGTAAAAGACTATCTGGTCTACATTGTCACAATGACAATCTGTGTTACCTTGTTTTATGCGTTCTTGTCTATTTCCAGTAGTTATTATAGCCCGGATATAGGCAGCGAGTATGATTTTACTCTGTTAAGTGACGGAATGAAAATTGCAATCTGCATGATAACATTGCTGTTGTTATTTTTGATACGGTTCGTCAATCATTATATGCTAAGACGGAAGCAAAAAGAGTTTGCTGTCCAGTCCATTATGGGAATGGAACAAAAAACCATTGGCAGGATTTTCTTTGCAGAAACACTGATTATGGGTATGTTTTCCATTTTGATTGGTATTTTTTGCGGTGTATTTTGTTCTCAATTCATTACCGCAATGCTCCTTACTGCTTATGGAAAGCCTTATGAAATCTCATGGACATTATTCCCGGATACCGTTTTGTTGACAGTGGTATTTTTTGTGGCAAGTTTTTTTGTGGTAGGAATTTTCAATACCCGTACCATTCAGAAAACAAAAATTATTGATATGCTTTCCGCAGAGAAAGAGAACGAACCAGAGCTAAAAAAGAGCCGCTTCATTTCTGTTGTAGTAGTCCTCTTTGAAGTATTTACCGTATGGGGATTGATTGCAGGAATACAAAAGGTCTGGTTTTATTATGACACCCGCTTTGCGTTTCCGGTGCAGCTTATGTTTTGGGGAAATATTCTTTTTCCGCTGCTTACTTTGCTGTGGTCGATATTTTGCATAATTAGAAAGAAAAAAAGAGAATGTTTCATTGCCGGTTTGCTGATATGTTCTGTATTGAATGCTTTTACAGCAGCCAGCGTTGCAGCATTAACAAATAAATATTATCTGCCTTTAGGTGGTGGAACGCTCAATCAATATCTGCTTTTTGTTGTGATTGACTTACTTTTCTTCATTTGTGCCTTCATTTATCTTACCAGTGGTTTGATTGTAGCATGGAAAGTAAAATCGCCGGAACATAGATACAAGGGAGAAAACCTGTTCTTTTTCGGGCAAATTATATCAAAACTAAATACAACCAGCAAAACAATGACGCTGATTTGTATAACCCTTGTCCTTGCAATCTTCATGTTTATTGCCGCCCCTATTTTGACGGGCTGGGCTTCAGGTTATTTGGATATGCGCTCTATGTATGATGTGCAGGTATATTCAAGATATAATGACGTATATGAAGAAGAAAATCTGCCGCAAGACAGTTATGAAATTATTACTGAGTTTCTGACAGAACACAAAATAGATACAGTTTATGATTGCACGTTCAATCTATATCTGCCAGAGAAAGATGATTTTCACAACAGACAGAAATATGATTTTCCGATTGTAGCAATTTCTTTGAGTGATTATAACACTATACGGGAAATGCTGGGTTACGAACAGATTTCTCTGGAGGAAGATGAATTTACAACACAATGGAAAGCAATCGCCACCGAGGAAGAGCGGGATAGCTTTTTGAAAGAACACACCAGCATTATGACAGACGCAGGAGAATTGACTCTTTCCGGGCAGTCCTATTATGAGGATCCGATTGGAGAAACAGCGTACAATTCCTATACAAATGTATTGTATGTACTTCCAGACAATATTTGTGAAAAGCTGTTGCCAGTGATAAAAAACCGATATATTACAACAACGGAAAATATCTCCTATGAAAATGCAAGGAAACTGGAAAAACTTTTTACAGAGAAGTATCCCGAGCAGGCAGAAACCGGGGCTATTTATGGCGTGCGTTTTAGCACACTGCAAATCAATAGTTCCATAGCAAATAACTTTATTTTACAGACTGCAATGATTTATGGTGCTGTCGTACTGATGGTTATATGTCTTACGGTACTTTCCCTGCAACAGCTTTTAGACGCAGGACAATATAAGTATCGTTTCTCTGTACTCCGAAAATTGG